CCCCGTCGCTCTCGTGTGGGGGCAATAATGGAATTTAAAAAGTTTGCGTCCATCTTTGATGGACTGAAGGAAGCTTACGGCTACTTCAAAATAGAAAAAACAGGCTCAAATGGCAAAGCCCAAGGTAAGGCGGGGGTTACACGCGAACCTCGGACCCCGGAGCTTTGGCAAAACCACTTGCTTGGAAAAGGCACGGGGCTCGGTATTATACCGATCAACGAGGACAACAACTGCAAGTGGGGCTGTATAGATATTGACCAATATCCGCTCGACCATAAATTGCTTGTCGAGAAGATACGACGGTTGAAGTTACCTTTGGTGGTATGCCGATCTAAGTCAGGCGGAGCGCATTGCTTCCTGTTCTCTACCGAGTGGGTAGAAGCACGGGACATGCAGAAAGCTTTGCAACATATGTCCGCGGCTCTCGGCTATGGCGAAAGCGAAATCTTTCCCAAGCAAGTTAAACTGCACTTGGACCGTGGCGACGTAGGTAACTTTCTAAACCTACCGTATTACGATGCAGAGAATGGACTGCGGTATGCATTTCTGGATGACGGTACGTCGGCATCCATGGAAGAATTTTACGAACTGTATGATAAATTTGTACAGACGCCGGAAGAAGTTGTTAAGCTACAGGTAATGAGTAGCGGAGAAACAGATCTGCTACAGGATGGACCGCCCTGTTTACAGATACTTTGTAAGGCGAAGGTTAGTGAAGGTGGACGAAATAACGGACTGTTTAATATTGGTGTGTATTTACGCAAGGCTTTTCCAGACAGTTGGGAGTCAGAAATACTGAGATACAACATGGAGTTTCTGTCTCCGCCGTTGCCTCTCCCAGAAGTAAATGTGGTTGCCAAGCAAGTGGAGCGCAAAGACTACGCTTACAAGTGTTCAGATGCTCCAATCAACGCGCATTGTAATAAAGAACTGTGCCGTACCCGTAAGTTCGGCATAGGAGCGGCTGTAGCAGGGGCTACAATCGCGAACCTACGCAAATACAACTCAGTACCGCCCGTGTGGTTTATGGACGTTAACGGAGAGCCTCTGGAGCTAGACACGGAAGCGTTGATGAACCAGTTGCAGTTTCAGAAAGCTTGCATGGAACAATTGAACTTCATGCCACGCTCTATGGCGAAACAACAGTGGGAAAGTCGGATCAGTACGCTGTTGAATGAAATGAAAGAAAACGAGAGCGCCATTATTGAAGTAGCGCAAGACGCAAGCATAAGCGGGCAGTTCTACGATTACCTAGAAGAGTTCTGTCGGCATCAGCAACAGGCACAAGACAAGGAAGAAATATTATTGCGCCGCCCTTGGACAGACGAAGATTCTGACATAACATTCTTCAGACTAAAAGATTTTGAGGGCTTTCTTCGCAAAAACAAATTTTTCGAGTATAAGTCACATAAGATAGCACAACGCTTGCGGGATATTAATGGCGAAAGTGTTGTTTTAAAAATTAAAGGGAGGGCTGTAAGAGTGTGGAAAATACCATCTTTTGAAAGCGCGGACATGGACTTTACCGTACCACAGTTTGGATCACAAGGGGAGGTTCCGTTTTGACCGAAGATCGTAATCAGGAAATTGTGCGACTGATAGACAAACAACGCATGACCAAGACAGCCGTTGCAAAACGTTACAACGTTTCAAAACAACGTGTGCAACAAATATACAAACGGGAGAAAGCAAGAAATGTTGAGGATATTCGGACCGCCGGGGACAGGGAAAACAACGACGCTACTTAATATGGTGGACGATGCTCTGGCTAGTGGTGTGCATCCGCACCGGATAGCCTTTCTCGCTTTTACCAAGAAGGCCGCCACAGAGGCCAAGGAACGCGCCGCACAGAGGTTTAACCTAGATCCTAAGAAAGACTTAATGTTTTTCCGTACACTGCACTCCTTGGCGCTTACAATGACTGACATACGCCCAGAACAGGTTATGCAGCCGGAGAACTACCGAGAACTAAGCAGGGCTATTGGTATTACGCTCAATGAGGCAAAGTCTGTAAATTTTGATAACGATCTGCCCGACATGGTGTCTGGATCAGATCCGGTGCTTGGTATTATAAACCTGACGCGCCTAAAAAAGTCTGACCTTCGTAAGGAATATAACAATAGTAACCTTGAGCAAGATTGGAACACAGTAAAATATGTGGACGAATGCCTGCGCGAATACAAAACAAAGTTGGGGCTTTATGATTTTACAGACATGCTACAAGAATTTGTTAATCAGTCCTTTGAATACTGTCCTAAGTTTGACATATGCTTTCTGGACGAAGCGCAGGATCTGAGTGCGCTACAGTGGGACATTGCTCATATACTGGATAAAAGCTCAGACCGTATGTATGCGGCCGGTGATGATGATCAAGCTATTTATAGATGGGCAGGGGCAGACGTAGACCAGTTCATCAACCTACCGGGCGGATCTGAAACGCTTAGTCAGTCTTACCGCGTACCGCGTCAGGTTCATACAATAGCAGAAGGTGTCGTGCGTCGCATTAACAGGCGCTTTCCAAAAAGGTACGAACCCAAAGACGAACCCGGTAATGTGACGCGGATCGACACTATCAGTGGTTTGGACATGTCGCAAGGTACTTGGCTTATTTTATCTCAAGCCGGATACCAGTTAAATCCAGTAGCCGCCGACCTACGATCTAGCGGTTACCTGTTTACCTATCGCGGCCACCGGTCCATTTCTGAAAAGATAAGCGAAGCCGTCAATGGATGGGAACAGCTACGCCAAGGCAGAGAGATTACAGGAGACGTAGCCAGAAAAATATACAGTTTCATGTCAATTGGTGAGCGCGTTAAGCGTGGGTTTAAAAAAATACCGGGCCTTGAAGACATAGATTTGGTCAGCATGTCTGACCTTGTTAGCAAGCATGGCCTTGTAGCTACAGACGATATGATCTGGTCCGAAGCGATGGATAAATTGCCAGAGACAGACAGGGCATACATCACGGCGCTCTTACGCAGAAAAGAAAAGTTCAACGGCATACCTCGTATTACAGCGTCCACGATCCACGGTGCAAAAGGCGGCGAGGCAGAAAACGTTGTCCTGTTCACCGACATTAGTCCGGCGGCTGACGAAGAGATGCGCCGTAATCCAGACGACATGCACCGCGTATTCTATGTGGGCGTCACAAGAACCAAACAAAACCTCTACATTGTAGAACCAGAAGACGTATCAAGGAGTTATGATTTATGAAGTGTTGGCATTGTAAAACTGAATTAATCTGGGGCGGGGACCACGACTGTGAAGACCACGAGGGTTTTCTTATGGAAACAAACCTGAGTTGTCCAAATTGTGGAACTTTAGTTCTGGTTTATTATCCCAAGGAGGAAATAGATGAAGCGTAAGGAAGTACTAGAAGAAGCAGCAAAACTAATTACCGGAGACAGAGCAGAACACTACGGTGATGCGTTTGAAAACCACGCTCGTATTGCAGAAGGGTGGAATATAATAATAAGAGGGGCCATGATGTCCCACGGATTGCTGACACCGGCCCACGTTGCTTTAATGATGGACTGGGTCAAGACAAGCAGACTATTAGAATCACTCGAACATGTAGACTCATGGATCGACAAGGCAGGATACACGGCCCTCGGAGCAGAACTGGCGGGCCCAAGAAACGAGGAAATAAAAATTGACAGGTTTACAAATGGCTATGTTCGCCCCAAAAAGTGAATGGGTGCCGCCACTAGAATTACCAGACCTAACCCAAGCTAAAAAAATAGCTATCGACGTAGAAACAAAAGATCCTAATTTAAAAAGCAACGGGCCCGGTTGGCCCACGGGTGATGGCGAAGTTGTTGGCTATGCTATAGCCACAGAAGATTGGACGGGTTACATACCCGTCCGGCACTTCGGCGGAGGCAATCTGGACGAAAAGATCGTCAACAGATGGCTCAAAAAAGTATTTGAATGTCCGGCTGATAAAATTATGCACAATGCCCAGTATGATCTGGGTTGGATCAGGCAGATGGGTTTTACCGTCAACGGCCGCATTATAGATACGATGGTTGTTGCGTCGTTGCTTGACGAGAACAGATTTAGTTACAGCCTCAACGCACTGGCATACGACCACCTCAACAAAACAAAATCAGAAAAAGCCCTTGTCGAAGCGGCAAGAGAGTTCGGCATAGATCCTAAAGCAGAGATGTGGAAGATGCCCGCCATGTATGTGGGACCATATGCAGAAGCTGACGCAAGCCTGACATTAGAACTCTGGAACTATTTTTCTGTGCAACTGGGCAAAGAGGATCTTTGGGATATAGCAAATCTCGAACTGGACCTATTGCCTTGTCTGGTAGACATGACCTTCCGTGGTGTACGCGTAGACCAAGACCGTGTCGAACGCACCAGAGACATGCTACTCAAGCGCGAAAAAGAAGTAATGAAAGAAATCAAGCGTCTGGCCGGTACAGATATAGAAATCTGGGCGGCGCAATCCTTATCAAAAGCGTTTGATAAACTCGACATTACCTACCCAAAGACAGAAAAAGGCGCACCGTCGTTTACAAAACTGTTTCTGGCAGAGCATGAACACCCCGTAGCGAAGCTCGTGGTTGAAGCTCGAAACCTAAACAAAACGTCGGGCACGTTTATAAATACAATACAAAAGCACTGTCGTGCCGATGGACGCATACATTCGCACATAAACCAGATAAGATCCGACGATGGCGGTACGGTCTCGGGGCGTATATCAATGTCAAACCCCAACTTACAGCAAATCCCTGCCCGCGATCCAGAACTGGGCCCAATGATCCGCAGTCTATTTCTACCAGAAGAGGGCGACCAGTGGGCAGCCATTGACTTCTCGCAACAGGAACCACGGATCTTGGTGCATTTTGCAAAGACGTACAGCATCTACAGGGGCTCGACCTTGGAAGGGACCGACGAATTTGTAAAAGAATACAACGAAAACCCAGACACTGACTTTCATACAATGGTAGCCGAGATGGCAAACATACCGCGTAAGCAAGCCAAGACCATAAATCTGGGCATGATGTACGGTATGGGCGTGAATAAACTGTCCGAGCAACTCGATATATCTGTCGAAGAAGCAAAAGACATTATAAAACAATACCATAGCCGTGTACCGTTCGTAAAAGGACTGATGAATGGCGTTACAAACCAGTTGAACACGCGCACATCAAGCGGTTCACTACGGTCCTTACTGGGTAGAAAGTGCAGATTTGATCTGTGGGAGCCGGATAGTTTCGCAATGCACAAGGCGTTGCCTTACAAAGAGGCGGCCGATGCCCACGGCCCAACGACCAGACTGAAGAGAGCGTACACTTACAAGGCGCTCAACAGATTAATTCAAGCTAGTGCCGCCGATATGACCAAGAAAGCGATGGTAGATATATACAAAACCGGACGACTGCCCATGATCCAAGTACACGACGAGATTGCCATGTCTGTAAAAAGTGTTGACGAGGCCAAAGAAGTTGCTAATATTATGGAGAACGCAGTTGAATTGAAAGTTCCCTCCAAGTGTGACATTGAAATCGGTCCATCTTGGGGTGAAGCTCAATAAACTCTATTCCTTACACTGCTCGGCAGAGTCCACGCCTGTGGCTCGGTCTAACTTCCCCGCTTCGGCGGGGTTTTTTCTTGCAAACTTGCATATTATCCTATATTATCCTAGAAATACCGATAAAGTCGGAGATGGATTTATGGACACAACGCGTTGGAAAAGTATTCTCGTACCCAGAGATATGTACGAGGAAGTAAAATTTATGGCAAAAGACGAAGGGCGGACAATTTCCGGACAACTTCGCATGATTTTTGAGGATCATAAAGACAGAAAGAGGAGTGATGCAGTATCAGATGCAGGAGGGAGAGATACACAAAAGGCTCGTGCAGAATACTTGCCCAAAGTGTCAGTCTCCACTGGAAGTAGTTGAAAAAACTGACGAAATACTGATTCGTAGGTGCGGTCCTTGCTTACTGACCATACACGATGATGTGGATAAAGCAGAGGGTATACACCATATATGCGATTAAGTATTGCATATCGCATACATCTGGTGTACTATTCGGTTAGTGTCCCCCTCCATTGGGCACCTTCGTAGTTGAAAGCCCCAGTTCGGTTGCCCCCGACTGGGGCACTTTCGTTCGAGGAGATAATAATGACAAGAAGAGAAGCAGTGGCAATCATACAAAAATTTGTAAATGAACATATGACTAATATCGAAAAAGATGATACTCTGACCCCAGAGCAACGCAAACAGAAGGTAGATGCTCTTGAAAAAGCTTGGCAATGCATACTTAACAGATGAAGAAGAAGCACATCACGATTTTTTTGATGCATGCGACATGACCATCGAATTACTCAACGAGTTCGAGGCTAGAGGCATGATGAAAGGCCCTGCTATGGGCGGAGCTATGACTCAACTGCTCTCTCATCTTATAGACATATCTCCCGACCCACGGACCGTGAGCGAGATAATCGCAAGCTGTTTGTCGAATGCCGCGTACAATGCAGAGAGCGCAATTACCCACGAAGGTAATGACCAAATTCATTAGTACTTGACTAAGTCGCATACTTTCCTATATACTTCCATTATTCAACTATGGAGGTATGAATGCAAAGATTTTTTGTTGAGCTAAAGAAAGATCCAAATTCTTTAGACATGGATGAAACTCTCGATGATTGGAAAAAAGAAAAGCCAATCGCGTTCTATGTGAATGCATATCACAGGGATCAGATCGTAGATATGTTTGGTGATGAGTATTTTATTATCAAGGTAGTTCGAGACGAAACTACCGGAACCGTGTGTGAATAGATAGGGGGTATCGAATGGCTGATATAGAAATTAATTCACAGACCGTTAAGAAGTTTCGGTTAGAAAAAAATATGACACAAGGAGAGTGTGCAGAGGCGGCGGGTATCTCGCAGTCTTTTTTATCTCGTTTAGAAAGTAACACGATTGGCTCACCAAGCGTAAACCATTTATTAAAATTATGTTCGGTTTTAAACTGCACCATAGATGACTTAATGAAACCACCCGCAGGGCCGCTAAACTTTGGTAGGTTTGTATGGGTTTTAAGTGAACTCACTGATGTTGTTGGTGAAAGCTTTGATACGTCGGCTGAAGAAGGCCGTATGGTTTGGTGGAGTCACGAGAAAGACGACCCTGATACGTTCTGGCTTTGGTTGGTTTTGTGCGACGAAAGTAAACCACGCGTACTCATTAAAGACTCCAAACACCCCAAGTTGTATGCTGTAATTGGATACTGTCGATATCATAACATTGATTTCGAATTGGAATGGGAGACTGAATGATGATAGATGACCGTGTTTGTTTATTCTATGTTGCTGAACGTATTCAGAGCATAGTAGATGGCGAAAGTACCGCCCAAGAAGTGTTGTACGAAATGAACCATAACATAGGCGTTAACGCCAGAATAAAAAGAAATAAGCCCGAAGATTGGCTTTCAAAGCGTGATCGTGAAGAGTTAGAAGAATGGAAGCAAAAGAACCCTAAATTTAATGAACACAATACACCTAAAACAATATTGCGTAGGTTAATTTGGATGCACTTAAAAGAGATTCGTAAATTTAACAATTTAAATCAAAGTGAGTTGGCTAAAAAGGTTGATTTTACACAAGTTTCTATTTCTCATGTTGAAAATGGTAGATCAGTACCTTCTCCAGAAGTGCAATTACGAATAGCTCATGCTCTTGGTTATGAGTTAGAAGAGTTGATTGAATTAATGAGGAACTCGATAGATTGGTACAAACAAGAAGGAGCTATCGCAGCTTACATAAAGGAGCAACGTGAAAAAGGCAGTAGAAGCCGACCTAATTTAAGAAAGTTAGGTTAATAAATGAGTGACAATGAAAAAAAACCAAAGATAGGTAACCGTTTGGGTTTTATTGAAACAATTGATGATATGTTAATTCTTTATAGAGGTTTAATTAAAGAAAGACCTGAGAATTTTCCATTTCAAGAAATAGTAGAACTACAACAAGTAGTTGAGGCTCTTAAACATTGTGACTTGTACTACATGGGAGAAGAGTTTTCAGATATTATAAACAATTATAAAGAACAGTTTGATGATGCTATGATGGATGAAATGAGGTTTAGTGAGTTTACTAGGCCACCCTCAAAAGTATGCTACATTCGTTTAGCTCATCACGAAGGACTTTTAAATGATAAAAATTTAAAAAACATGGGTTTTATTACTGAGTATTTTGAAGATAAAAAAACTTTAGTTAAATGTGTAGTGCCACTTTCAAAACCAATGACGGTGGGGGCTTATCATCCAGACTTAGGTCTTATGTTTCCAAAGGATGATCCAAACGAAAAAGTTCAGCTTGCAGGAGACTTACTTATAAGGATCGCAGGAGCGTTCGAATTAATCAATAATCCTAGATATACTATATCTAGTCTTGCAGGAACTAGATCGCAAAGAAAGCAAATGAAACGCGAACAAGACATTGCTTTGGAAGCGTGGCACAAAATAACATGGAATGTTGACGACGACATCATCGAAGTCAACAACGGTGATCGTGGTGGTTGGCATATGCCTTTACACTATACGAGGGGTCATTTCAGAAAAGCAGAACCTCATTGGGAAAATGTTGTTTGGCGTAAAGACGGTAAACCGTACAAGTGGATCGAAGGGTTCTGGTCTGGGCATCCTGCGTATGGAATTAAAAAGGGGTATCATGCCCCTACAATATCTAGAGTAGCTTAATGTATTGGGAGACGGTATAAATGAACCCCTTTGATAGATATGTTTTTTCTAAAAGTTATATTACTTCAAAAAATTTAGATTTATTGAAAAAATCACAGCTCGCTATAAAGAAAAAAGGTTTTATTCCTCACGCTTTTGAAATTGAAACAGCCACCGCCTTGAGCGGATTAGGAGAGGAAAAAGTTTTTGTTATCTGTGATTGCTATAAATCTCTTAGTAAAGTGTTCAAGGCTTACGTTGAGTTTTATATTGATAAGAGAGGCAAGGCTACTTTAATGGGATTAGAAATAGAGCAAGTTTACGGATCATCAAAAAAAGAAAAATTAATTTAAACCTAGAAGAGGAGAATGCCTAATGGCAAAGCAGTATCTAAAAATCGAACAAGTCGTCGAACTCACCGGACTATCACAACAAACCATCTACCGCCGCTCACGGCTCAAGACCTTTCCACCACCCGTAGATTCAATGTATGTTCCAGAAAAACTAAAAAACAAAAAGCACTGGGCTAAAACCGAAATATCCAAATGGGTAAAAGCAAATTCCGTCGCACCAAAAGTCGTAAAGCTAGAGCCCAAGGAACAGGGCAAAGCTGAAGCTGACGATGCAGAGGTCCTCGGCATTATGAAAGACGAAACCGTCATAAGACCGGCATTCCATAAACGACTAATAGATTACATCATTAGAAAGTTTAAGCGGTGATCGAATATTTCACCGCCCTTGTCATTGCGTATACCTTGCATGGGCATGACATTGAAACAGCCGTATGGTTCAAGAACGAAAGACATTGTTTAAGAGCCATGAACAACAGGAGTGCAGATATGATGTACAATTATCTGTACGACCTGTACGGTAATGAAATTTCTATGGGTTGTTACCCGTCCGATAAAGTGTCAAAGTTGGTCAAACCAAAACTGCGACCAGAAAGGAATAACTAATGGCTACAATTAGAAAAATCCAAAAAGACGGCGGTATGCCCGATTACTACTACGTCATGCCCAACCAAGATCGAATCGACATCATGGTGGTTCGATCTGCTAACTCCGGCAACCAGTACACTTGCGTACTGCCCGCGCCTCACGGTTCAATGACGTTCAACAAGATGAACGAAATGCGGGCATACTTCGATGAGCATTTTGAATCGGCTTGAAATTTCTAAAAGTTTAATGTTGACATTATCGCATACTTGTGGTATAATGTTTTTATCGAAGGGATGAACTTTTCGATTGGGGCGGGCAAGCCCCACGTTATTTGACAATGGACCACGGTCCTACATATTATGGAGGAATAAATGTCAAAACGCATTTGGATCGAACTCGATAAAGCCGAAAACTTTGAAGAGGCAAAAGAAAATTGTGAACTGGCAAATAAACTAATTCACAAGTTGGGTGTAC